ACTGAGCAACTGAAGGCTATCCAAGAAGCCTTTAAGGAACAGTCAACAACGGCCAAAGAGGCAGGTTGGTTTGTGTCTGCGGTATCCGCCCTAGTCAGGCCTGGGATCACCTGGGCGCTTTTTGGGATGTACGCAGCGGTCAAGATTGCAGGCTTGTCTATCGCTATCTCTTCTGGTGCGACCTGGCAGGATGTTGTGCTCAAGGGCTGGAGCCCTGACGACTTTGCCATGCTCAACATGATTTTGGCGTTTTGGTACGTTGGAAGAAGCCTAGAGAAGTACCAGAAGTGAAAGAGGCGATTGACCTAGCCACTGAGGGCTTGATCAAGCCTTTCGAGGGCTATCACAAGAAGTTACCTGATGGCGGTTGCCTTGCTTATCCTGACCCAGGGACGGGCGCAGAACCTTGGACAATAGGTTGGGGCTCAACAGGTCCGGATATTCGCCCAGGCACCGTTTGGAGCCTTGAGGCGGCACGTTCTAGACTGTCTGCCGAGGTGGCTCACTTTGCTGTTGGTGCGCTCAGGTTGTCACCCGGCTTGAGAAACGCACAACCTCGCCAGTTCGCTGCCATCATCTCGTTTTGCTACAACTGCGGGCTAGGCAACTATCGTGTCTCAACTCTGAAGAAACGAGTTGACGCGCAGGATTGGCAAGGGGCCAAGGAAGAGATTGTGAGATGGAACAAGGCAGCAGGTAGAGTTCTTCGAGGACTGACCTTGCGCCGACAAGCAGAAGCCGCTATGCTGTGAATGTCTCCCTGATGGGCGAAAGCCCTTAAAGCCTCTTCGGAGGCTTTTTTTTTGCCCACTCGGCCATGATGTACTTCTCTAGATACTCACGGCCAGATTTACCTCTAGCTTTTTCAATACCCTCAAGGTACGTTTTACGGTTGCCTTTTGGCATTGAGAGGACAAATCTGGCTTCACACTCTGCTCGGTGATGCTCTCTATCGTCGTAAACCTGTGCTGATTCGCGCACTCGCGTCTCCTCTTTCCCCCTCGCGTTTCAAGTACAAACGTCCAGACTCCGCACGTTGGACAGCGCATGTTTTCTTCGATCCTTGTGAGTTTTTTGTGCTGACACAATTTTAGAAATCTTATATGTTTGCCAGTTGCCACACGCTGTTTGCTACTGGCTTGCGTATAGGTGCTTGTTTAGTAACCTTTGGTTTTTGACGCAACACTGGCGGCTTGCTCTTGGTGATGTAAAGACCGCGCTTGGCTTTAGGGACCATGTTCACAAGGCAACCCTTCTTGACCAAGTTATGCACTGCGTAACGAGCTTGATCGGGCCACTCATAAAAGTGCTGACGTATCTCACCCATAGTTCGTAGGCGGTAACAGAAGTCAAGCACTTGTGCTGAATGTTCTTTGACAAATTTCATTTTTTAACAATGCGCGTCGGTTGTACTCTTGCTTGCTTAGTTTTGGAGGCTTGTTAGCGTCCTTCCCAGGCCCATAAGCGTAGAGGGCGCGAGGATACAGTCTCCCACCGTCTTCGTCACGCCGATAGCCTGAGATGTGATAGTGGTCACATCCCTGAAGAGCGGCGGCGATCTGGTTAACGTGCTTAATCTTTAACTGCTCTGCCAACTCTCTGGCTGTCATGGGGCCAAGTTCTTGGAGGAGCGTTAGGATTTTCGATCTTATAGGGACAAGCGCCGGCCCCTGTAAATGGCGACATCCAAACTTGCCATTGCCCAGACGGAAAGGAGCGTCTTTGGCAACCGAAACATCTGTTGTCAAGCCACGATCCCCAGTTTTCATCATGGTATTTAATCCCATCGCATTTTGCTACGTTACTCATCAATCTTCCCCAGTGCGTCTTGGATGAGTTCTCTGACTTCGATCATTGCGTCTCGAAACTGCTCAGGGTCATCAAGGTGCTTTAGAGCGTTTCTAAGGCGATTGTCCGCAGACCAGAGTGCTGCCCATGCAATGCCTGCTTTGAAGGCTTGCTCGACCTGTATAGCCTCATCTGGCAGGTTGAACTGCATGATGACTTTCACAAAAACTGCTCCAGGTTAGGAGGTTTCCAGCCTTCAGGCTTCAGAACCTTCCCTGATGGTGCCTTCTGAAATCGTCCATCCACCTGCTTATCCGAAATGTTAGATCGATGAAGTTCTGCCCAGGCACTACCAAGGCGAGGCCCAACAAGCGTATAAGCCAGACAAAGAGATACCCAAGCAAGATCAAGTGATGCATCAAGAAGCTCAACAGGGTTTGCGTCAAGGTCAATCGGTTCTTTCCTAATGGAGAAAGACGCGCCATCTAGGACTCCTATGGCTCTGCGAAGCTCTACTGCTAAAGATGGGCATTGAAGCGACTCCAGCATCTCCTTAGCCTCTTCCAAGACTAGGGATGTGTAGAGTTCTGTATGGTACTGATGACCTACACCTTCGACCCACTGCTCAACCGATTCGATTGGATTCATCCAGCTTCTCCATGATGCGCCTCAGATAGATCGCAAGATCAAGGCTTTCTTCGTAGGCATGCTCTACCCATTGGCGCAGTTCTAGTGGGTTCTCAGATACGGTAGTGCCGTACTTAGCGATCCCCATCTGCTGCCTACGAACGATGTCCACGCAGACCCGGCTTTCAGTTCCTGTTGCTGGCATAGGCGGGTACTTATAGATGTTGGATGCGGTGAACATGCTTTTTGAGTAACCAGCGGTCCCCTAGGCGGATCACCGAGCGCACCCAAGCGCGTTGATTGTGGCGATCCAAGTGAGGAATACCGCAGTGGAAAAGAGTCTTGGCGTGTCGGAAAAGTGATTTAGTACTCATAGATTTCCATCCAATCAATAGCCAGAATGTCGTCAGAACGCAGGTTGCAGTAAGAAAGATGCATCAGGAAATTGATGCTGATGAAGTCCGTCCCATGCCAAGACTTGCGACGAACTTTCTTCCCGTCTTTCATCGCCAGCAGAGCCATGCTGAAGCACATCTCTCCTGTTGCTGCGTCATAAAAGTGCTTCATCTGCTTCCCTCAACATTTGGTCTTGCAGTTCTTTCTTGGTCGGTGGTTTGACCGTACCGAAAGGCCAGCAAGGCGGTGCGTCTTTGGATTTGGTTCCGTCAGGTTTAGTGAACATAATCAAAAAGGTATGTCAGATTCATCATCCCAATCATCATCGCGGGTGCCCTTCTTAGCGCCAGCGGTCTTCTCAGCCTTACCAACAAACTCCAAGGCGTCAATGGTGCCGCGCATGTTGTGGTAGGTCTTGCCGTCTTTGCCCTCGTAGACCTCAATGTGGATGTCCTTCATGTCCACAAAGATCAGCGTCCCTTTGCCAAGAAACGGCGCAAGAGAGTCAGCCCTATCGCCAAACAACGAGGCTTGAATCCACTGCGAAGGCTTCTTGCCGTCACGATCCTTCTGTCCGTAGTTGTAAGCCAGCACCAAGTTTGCCACGGTAACGCCACTACGGGTAGAGCGAATCTCGGCATCCTTACCCAAACGACAATTTCCAATCAATCGCATCATTCTTCCTTCAAGTGATATTCGGCAAAGTGCTTGCCATTGCGTTGTTTCATAACCTGCCGGATGTCATAGCCTGCTTTGCGTAACTCATGGATACGCGCAGCAAGACGAAAACACCCAACCTTTTGCAGGGCATCCTGTGGCGTGACAGGCCCCTGACGGAGAAGTTCAACTAACTGATGGGCTTGCGATTCCATTAAGTTTCTCCACAATCAAATCAACCTCAGTCAAGAACTGAGAGACTTCATTCTCGAGTTCTTTGATCTTCTGGGCATCAGTGTTTACCCTATAGATGGCTAACTGGAGGTGCTCAGGGAACCTGGGATCAAAGGACACAAAGTCGCACCAAGGCCGACCCGTTACGGCCATCTGCCAGTACATCTGAGGCAGGTATTCGGGGTCAGCCGATCCGCGAAGCAGGTTGTCCAGATGAGTCGCTGAGTTAGGCGCTTTTATCTCAATCAGACCTTCCCCTGGGAATCCATCAGGAGACGCACCAGACATCGGAATTGTCGGATGGTCGATGAACCCTACGTCTTGAATAAGTTGACCAGTGCGGTTCTCATATGCAAGTTTTGCATAAGGTTCCTGATCGATCCCATGCTGCATAGCCGCGTTGGTGAAGCCTTCCTTCTTGGACCCGGTGAGTCTTTCGAGGGCAAGCTCGACAGCGTAGTTCTTACGCGAGGCGGAAACACCAGTTTTGGTTTTGGCAACAATGTCCTTAACGCGGGACGCAGTTGCCTTACCAACACGGGCCAAAAACCATTCAGGTGTCTGTTGATTATCCATATGTGTAATTCCCAACGTGTTTTAATCTAACGCTTGGAGCAACATATATCACTCCACCTACTTCATTATATTTGTTGCAAAACCAATAGTCTTCGCTCAAATATAATTTGCTTGGCTCTTCAATCCCGGTGTCAAACCAAAGAGTTTTTTCTATCGGCTGTTGAGTTCCTGCGCTTCCATAATCTATATATTTTGGCATGTTAGGCTTAATCAAATCAAATACTTGTCTATTTATTAACATGCATCCAGTGCCGGAATGCCTGACAGGAATCAATCCGTTTATTTGCGGCTTTTGTTCATAATCCTGCATGCCAAACCAATTGACACAGTATTCAGAAATTGCATTAGATATTTCATATTGCTGTATATTTGGATTCTGTTTAACAACATTTAATACGTTTTGCCAGTTTATAATTTTCTTAGCAACCAACCCACAAACAATGCCTACGTCGTAGTTAATAAGCTGATGTATTTGATAAGGTTCAAATTCCTCATCAGCGTCAATAAACAACAAATGAGTGTAATCACTTGCCAAAAACGCATCTACAAGTTTTGTTCTGGCTCTTGTGATTAGGCTTTCATTGGTTATTGTTTCAACATAAAACTCGATATTATTGTTCCGCATGTAATTGTTTAGTTTTAGCACACTATGCAAAAAACCAGAATAGCATTTTGCTCCATACATTGGAGTAGCCAAAAACAACTTTGTATTATTTTGTTGTGTCATTTACGCATCTTCTTCCTTGACTGCAATTTCCCGTACAACACCCCTCCACGGGAGGTTCTGTGCAAGGGTTGGTCCGAGGTTGACCCTCAGTGCTGCTTCGCTTGGAGTCTCGGCACCTAGATACCAATACTCTCCATCCCAATAGGAGAATCTCAGCAATGGTTCGTTTTCCCATGTCTGAAACTTCCTTTCATAGACTCCTACTCGGACGGGGCTGACCGCAGTAAACCACTCAGTTCTTGTTTGCATTCTTTAGTGACTGACCGTGAGTAGCCCAGAGCTTCGCCTTCATTGGGCTGGCAGGAATGGCTCCAAAAGCCTTTTGGAGGGCTTCTACGCTCTCCAAAGCGGCATCCCTAAGCCTGTGTAGGTGTTCGTCCTCGAAAGCCTTGTAGGGCGCATCTACTTCATGCGAATCAGACTCAGAGTCGTTGTCGCCTTCAGTGGGTATCGCAAAAGCCTGGAGCGCAGCGTACTTGTAGGCAGCAGACATCGCCTTGTTGGTGGCTTTGTCTGCCGAGTCCATCGCTTCACCGTAGGTCTTGACGATGTGCTTTGATCCGTCTTCTGCGCTGATGAAATCAAACTCGACCTCAACAGTCACATAAAACAGAATCCCTCCTTTGGAAGACGGACGCTCGGCAACCTCTCGGCTTAGTACGCGAGGAAGAATGCAAAGGCCAGCTTCTGCCAGGAGAGGCGACAAAGCGTTGTAGACATCATCAATGCCGCGAAACGTGTAGTTCTGCTGCTGGTTCTTGCGGTCTTTAGTGATGCCTGTTTTGGCTAAAGACTTCTGAACTTGATTGATTGCTTTGTAGACTTTCATACCTTGAATTCATCAATAGAACGACCGTTATTGATGTGAGTCTTCAACCACTTAGCCATGATGCCTCGACCAGACCAAGTGTTTTCGCCGTCACGGTACTTGGGGGCCACAGGCTTGCGCTCTTTAGCGACCTTGACCTTGGGTTGCTTCTTAGGCTCTTCCCAGGTACAGAC